GGTTCGGAGCCATTCTGGTGAAATTTTATGAGTCGGCCTAAACGGCAATCCCAACAAACTAAAGAAGACCGGACCGGCAGGGTATTGGGCGTGACGGAGTTGGCCGATTTACTTGGCCTCGATAAGTCGACGGTGTCGGAAGCGTGCAAGAACGGGATGCCACGCACATCCCTTGAGGCCGCTTTAGAGTGGCGCTCTAACCGGCCAGTGATCGGGGCCACGGTCAAATCTGCCACGATTGCCGAGGCCCGTCTGGCCAAACTCAACGCCGAGACGGCCCGGATCCAGTTCAAGCTGGCCGTTGAGCGTGGCGAGTTCCTGCCGCGCGATCAGGTGCGCGAGGAAGCCACGACTATCGGCTCCGTGCTGATGGCAGAGCTTTCGGCCCTAGCAAATGACCTACCAGGGCAGCTCGCCGGATTGTCTGAAATCCAAATTCGGGACCGGTTGCTTGCGCGCATGGATACGCTTATTGAGACAACCCGTGGTAAATTACAGACTCTCCTCAATGTCAGACAACAGCCAGAGGCCGAAGAAACCGATTCTTGACGGGTTTCTGTCAGGCTGGCAGGCCAGATTCCGGGGGGACCCTCTCGACTGGCTGGAGGAAAACATGGTGATCCCCCATTCGGCGCGGGCGACCACCTTTGACCGAGCGGTTGCCCCGTGGCTCAACGATATCGTCGGGGCGTTTGCCTCGGGGCATTTTCGACAGATTGCAATCCGAGCGCCGGTGGGTGGGGGTAAAACGACGCTGCTAGAGTTGCTCGTGACTTACGTGGTGGCCGAGGCCCCCGGCGGGATGCTGCTGATCGGCCAGAGTGACGACATGGCCAAGGATTTTGCCGAAACGCGTCTCTTGCCGGTGTTGCAGGGATGCAAAAAAACGGCGGTGCTGTTTCCGAAAGACAGGCACCAGAAACGAAAGACAAGCATTCTGTTTCCCCATATGCCGCTATTCATAGCGGGCGCAAACCTGTCGAGCCTGCAAGAGAAGTCCATGCGCTACGTCTGGATGGACGAGCTTTGGCGCTGGCGCCCCGGGATGATCGGGGAGGCGCAGCGACGGACGCACGACCGCTGGAACTCTGTGGTGATCGGTGTGAGCCAGGGGTGGGACGAGTCACACGAGGCCACGGCGTTTTTCGACACGGGGGAGCTGCGATCATGGGGCGTGGAGTGCGCCGGCTGCGGCAGATGGCAGCGTTTAGCCTGGTCGCAAATTAAATGGGAGGACGTCACCCTGGAGGATGGCACGCCGGACTGGGAGGGCATCAGCGCGTCGGTGCGGCATGAGTGCGCAGACTGCGGCCATGTCACGAGGGACACGGCGCAGGAACGGCGGGCAATGGCTTCGCGGGGGCGTTACACACGGATGCCGAGCAACTCGCTTGCGCAGCGCGTGTCGTTTCATTACAGCGCGCTGGCGGTCTACTGGATCCCTTGGGCGACGCTGGTGGTGGAATGGCTCAAGGCGCAGATATTGAAAAAAGCCGGCGACGTTTCGGCGCTCCGGCAGTTCATTCAAAAACGATTGGCAGAGGTTTGGCGTGAGGAGAATGACCTGCCGCCGGTGGAGCTGCGGGGCGCGGACTACTCAAAGGAGGAATTCATTGACGGTGCCCGGATTGACGGCGAGGTGCGCCGGTTTTTCACAATCGACCGCCAGCAGGATCACTGGTGGGCCCTTTGTCGTGCCTGGCGTGCGGACGGGACAAGCCGGCTGATTTGGGAGGGGAAGGTGCTGACGCTGGAAAGCCTGCGGGACCTTCAGCAGCGTTTGCGCGTGGAGGATTATTGCACGTTTCAGGATGCAGGGTTTGATTCGGGCAACGTCTACGACGAGTGCGGAAATTTTGGCTGGAATGCGATGATGGGTCGCGGGGATGATTTTTTTTGGATCGGGACGGGCCGGCAGCGGCATCAGCGTGCATTTTCTGAACCTCGGCCGGTGCGTTCACCGCGGGGGCACGTTTGCAAGCTGATTCTGTTTGCCAACGAGCCATTGAAAGATCAGCTGGTCCGCCTCCGGGGGCAGGGCGCCCCAGAATGGGAGCACCCGCGCGATGTGTCGCCGGACTGGCTTGCACACATGAACTCCGAACTGAAACGGGACGTGGTGGACAGGGTGACAAAGCAGGTGCGCCAACGCTACGTGCTGGTCAAAAAACACAATCACTTGTGGGACTGCGAGGCCATGCAGTTGGTCGCAGCCATGTATTTCCGAATCCTCTCAGCGTTGGATTTGAAACGGTAAAAATTTACGGTGGGTTTGACACTCAGGGCAATGCGTGGACGCGCCAACCCAGGTTATTCTCAACGTATTTCTCTCACAGGACATCGCTTTGCTGCGCAACCTGCGGGACTCCGCCTTTGATTCGGTCAGCGCGGGGGAAGGCACGCTTGTGAGCAGCAGCGTGAACGGATCCAGTTTTTCGTTTTCCGTCCCGTCGAGTCTTAGCAAAATGCAAGTGATGACCTTTGCGCAGATGGCGCTCGACCACCGGGCCCGGAACATTTGCCGCGCAGTGACGCGGACCCAAGCCATCTTTAACTGATATGATCGGCAACCTGACAAAATGGCTGAAAAGCACCCTTGGAGGGTGGGGGCAAAATGATCAGCTGCGACTTGCAAACGGTGGGCGATACGCGCAGCGACCACTGCTTGGCAATTACGCGCAGCCGCTCGATAAGAACATCAACGTTGGCGAGTGGAGGACGATTGTTAACGCGTCGCAAAAGCTGTACTGGAATTTTGGCCCGGCGCAAGGAGCCCTGAACGAAAAATCCACTTACGTGGTCGGCCGGTCATGGCTGCCACGATTTGAGGGCCAGGACAAAGAGTGGGGGCGCATTGCCACCGACTGGTTGCAGTCGCAATTCTACGGGGTCGCGTACGTTAACGGGGTCGATTTTCAAACAGGGCTCTACCTCGACAGTTTAAGCGTTGACCGGGATGGAGACGTTTTTACGCTCTACACCGAGACCGCGGATGGATACCCGCAGCTCCAACAAATTCCATGGCACGCGGTGGGCGCGCGTGATCTCGATGACATGGTGAAAGAGGGGCCCTACCGTGGCCTTCGAATGCACAACGGGGTGATCTTGAATGAGTATGGCCGGCCCGTAGCGTTTCGCATTCTAGGACGCACCCCGGCGGAGGATCGGGACATCTCAGCGCGCAACATTGATTTTCTACGCGAGCCGGTGGCGCCGGATCAAACCCGGGGGCTGCCTGCGTTCACCGCGGCAATCATGGATTTGCGCGATTTGATGACGGTGCAGGATTACGTGCGGCAGGCCGCCAAGCTCGCGGCAAGCATTGGCCTAATCGAGCACAACGAACTTGGCGTCGCGGACATGAGCGACCCGGTGTATCAGTTGCAAAAGAACGGTCCGACCACGCAAGGGGTGGTCGGGGAGGAAATCATGGGCGGCACAGTGCGTTATTTCCGTGCAGGCAGCGGAGCAAAACTTGAGCAGTTCAAAAGCGAGGTCCCCTCGGATGCAACCAACAGTTTGATGGAGCGGCTGCTGCGAAATGCGTTGCACGGGGCCGGCTTGCCTTACGAGTTTTTCTGGGACGCCAGCAAACTCGGGGGTGCGTCGGTGCGAGCGATGGTCGCAAAGGTCAACCGCACCGTGGCTGACCGACAGGACCTCATCCGACCGGTGGCGCGGCGGCGGGTTGGATACGCGGTCTCTAAGGCGATTAAACTGGGCATTCTTCCAGAATACCGGGGAGCCGATTTGGGCGGCTCGCTGCGGTGGGGATTCACCACGCCACCTATCGTGACGGTGGATGCGGGCTACGCCGGGGCCGACGCTCGGGAAGCGTACAAACTAGGAATGCGTAATCTGTCAGAGATTTTAGCCGAAGGCGGACGCACGCTTGCGGATCACCTGGACGAACGCGAGGCCGAAGAGCTGGCCATTCGCGAGCGTATGCAGCGCAGCGGTTTGCCGGAAACGGCTTTTAGAACCATACCCGGCGCACCGGCGCCCGTAGCACAACCCGAACAACAAACGCCATGAGGTTTCAGCGAGTCATTGAACAAGTCCTTTACCGCCCTTGGTTCATCACGGCGGAAGGTCATGCGGCTGTGCGGAAAGTCCTCCAAGCGGCAATCGTGCGGGCCAACGGAGACACCCCGGACCTTTCGATGTTTTTGAACCCGCGGGAGGAAATGGAAATCCTGCCAAGCGGCATTGCGAAAATCCACGTTTGCGGCGTTCTTGGAAAGGGTCTTTCTCCAATTGAAAAAAGTTGCGGAAATACGGACTACGAAGAAATCGCGGACGAAATTGAGGACGCCATAGAAGCTGGGGCGCGTGGCATCTTCCTGGACATTTCATCCCCCGGGGGAACGGTGGTCGGCAACGCAGAGATCGCCGAGACAATTGCGGCCGTCGAAATCCCCACCTTGGCCTACAGTGAGGACTTGGCGTGTTCTGCGGCATACAACATTGCCGTGTCCTGCGATTACGCGTTCGGTTCGCCCTCGTCGACGTGGGGCAGCATCGGCACAATCATCCCCTGGATTGATCAGAGCGCAATGTGGAGCATGGAAGGGCTTGAGTGGGCGCCGATCACTAACGCCGAGGGGGATCTAAAGGCGGCAATGCACGGGCCGAGCCTGACGCCGGACCAACGCGCATCGCTTGAACAGTATGTCCAGGACGCGTTCGATCAATTCCGAGGGAATGTGCTGCGGACTCGTTTGGTTAGCGCAGATGCCATGCGAGGCCAGGCGTTCTTTGCGCCACGCGCGTTGAGTGAAAACTTGATTGACCGGATCACCTCCGAGGATGAGGCAATGGCGTTTCTGGAAAGCCAGTTGAGTTGACAGCCCAAAAAGGGCATGGCTCAACCTAAAACTCTGACCGAGGCGCGCGAAATGATTGCCGCCGCGGTTGCCACCGAGGCCGCGCTCTCCGCGGACAACACCACGCTGAAGCAGCAAAACCTCGAGCTTGCGGCCGAAGTGAAGCGGCTCAATGAATGGGGCAGCGGACTTGATCTCACCGCAAAAAATCTTTCCGACCAGGTGAGCGCGTTGCAGGCGGAATGCGACGCACTTAAAGCGGCCGCGATGACTGCGGAAAACAAAGTCACGGAGGCCGTGGCGGCCTTAGGGGTCCCACCGGTCACGATTGCGCCGGAGCCAGTGGCACCAAAATCAAAGGCCGATCTTTGGGCCGAGTACCACAAGCTGCCGGTGGAAAACCGGAATGCGTTTTACACAGCGAACCGCGCTGCAATGCGAGACTGAGCAACCCCAACCAAAACCAATAGAATACCATGGCTACCAACACCATCGCGGGGTGCAACCTCGCACAAATCGCGCAAGAATCGCTGCCTTTTGCGGCTAGCGTGTTTGCTCCACTTAACGCGTTCGTCACGGATTTTTCGGCCGACGTTGCGGCCAACAGCGCATCCGTCACAACTCGGATTCCCACCCGCCCCACGGCGGTGGATCTGTCCAGCGGCTACACCCAACAGGATACCGAGACGGTTGCAAAGACCATTACCCTCAACCAGTTCCCCGGCTTTGTGTGGGGCTTCAATGATTTGGAGCGCAGCAAATCCGCGATCAACCTGAATGACCTTTTCGTGCAACCGGCCCTCACGGCTGTGGGCGCGGCGGTGTTCGAGTACGTTTGGAATCTGGTCACTTCTGGCAACTTCGCGACGTCCACCACGATCGCCGCGGCGAACTTCGACCGTGATGATCTTGCAGACATCAGCGCAACTTTGACCGGAACCAAAAAGGCTCCCAAGGCCAACCGTTCGCTGATCGTCAATCCGACGTATTACGCGTCCCTCGTGAAGACTTTGAACAGCGCGGAAATCCCTGGGATCACCGCACAGAAGGAAGAGGGCGTGGTGCCCCGCGTGGCTGGATTCGACATTTACGAATCCGACCTTGCCGACGCCAACAGCGCAAACCTGACCGGCTTTGCGGCCCATCGGTCCTCGCTGATAGTGGCGGCCCGCAGCGTCGACAGCACTGGGTTTGCTGAGTCCGGTGGCGAAATTGCTGACGTGGTGGTGCCCGGCCTCAACCTGCCTCTGCAATGGCGTCGCTGGTATAATCACGATGAAGGCGTGCTGAAGTACAGCCTCAGCGTCCTCTTCGGTGCCTCTGCCGGCACCGACATGGGCGTGCGCATCGTCAGCGCCTAATTTCTCGAGTGAGCGCAAGAGCAGCCGTCGAGGGGGCAACCTCTCGGCGGTTGTTTTTTTACGGACTGTCGCTAAATTGCGGGCAATGACAAAATTAGCCATCGTCACTCACCGGACCGGCCTTAAACCGGATGTAGTTTTTCACGGCACGCCTGATGAGGCGTTGCGGTTTTACAAGGCCTTTGACACGGCAGGGGAGGTGTGCCTGTTTTTCTGCCGCATCGCCGAGCGCACCAAAAAGCTGCGAGCGACCGAGCCAGAACCAGAGGCCCTCGCACCAAAATCTAAACGCCGCGTTTTCTGATGGGCTTCTTCGAAATCAACAACACTGCCGCGCAACAGGCGATCGCCTACATGGGGAGGCAATTCACGTTTCGGGGGACGGTTTACAAGGCCATCGTCAACGAAGTTGAGACGGACCCGGACCTGCAACTCGGCGGGAATCAGCCCAACATTTCGCTGGCCATTTACGTGCGCAAAACCGGCTTCCCAACGCCGGCGGTCGGCGAGCTGGTGCAGTTTGAGGGAACGTCTTACCGGATCTCATCAATCCTCAGCGACGTGATTTCGTACACGCTCAATGTCGAGGATCCAGCGCAATGATTGACCAGCTACTGATCAACGCAATCGGCGACGCGTTAGCAATCGAACTGCCTGGCGTGTACATCGGGCGCCAACACACGCATGACGACATCACGCTGCCGGCGCTACTGCTGAGCCTCGAGGGCGAGGCCGTGGTGGGTGGGAACATCTACCGGGGGACCCTCACAGCCATGGCGGTGTCGGCTAGCGCGGACACGACTTCAACGGCGCACGCTGAGTTTGCGAAAAACGCTGACGCCGCAATCCGCGCGCTTTCAATCTCGGATCCGCCGGACGTGGCCCTCTACGGCGTTGTAGCGACCGGAACTAGCGCAGAGGTTGACCAAAATCAGTTTCGTTCGGGCCTTACGTACATCGTGGGGTATGGGCCTACCGCTTGACAGATTCAGACAGTTATGCCCGCAACATTTGGAGTCCAGGACGATTTTGGAGGCACAGCGCCCTCGGGGGGCTGGATGCAGGAAAGCAGCAAAGAGCAGACCGTTGAGGTTGCATCCATTAAGGATGAAAACGGCGCAACAGTGGTTGCTCAGCCCAAGGGCGTCGTGACCACAACCGTGGTGATCAAATCCAAGGGCGACGTCTCGATCGGCACGTCTCCAAGCATTGGATCTTTCAGCGGATTCAAGGTGACGTCGGCAAAGATTTCCGAAAGCAACGATGACTTCCGCACGGCGGAGATCACCGCAGTTGAGTACTCTACCCTGTAAACCACCATGCCATCTGCCAACGGATTTGGAATTGCGGCCCTCACGGGCAGCCTGATTGAGTCGGTGGAAATTTCCTACGACTCGGAAACGAAAATGCTGATGGATCGCCTTGGGGAATTTTCCGAGGCCCGCATCATTGACGTCACGCAGGGTTTCACGGTGCGTGGCACCGGCACGACTGCGGTCAGCATCGGCAGTGCCTCGGGCGCGCCGGCGTCGTTGTCTGGGAAGATTGTGATCACGTCGGTTAAGCAGACGCAGACGAACGAGGACTTTGAGAAATTTGAGTACAGCGGGACCGCCTATCCCAACGCCAGCTAGGCCACGCCGGGCAGGGCCCGGAGATGATTAATTATGAGACCAGGACAGAGCATCGAGTTCGTTCGCGACATCAATCTGCCGCCAACGAAAAGCAACAACACGCGGCTGATCAGCGCCGCGTTTTCCTGCGGCCTAAAGCCGCTGCCGGAGGGAGCCTACAGCGACACCGTGCAGGAGACTGCATCGGGGCCTAAACGAACTGTAACGTGGGCAATGGATGGCGATGTAAAGGCGGTGTTTGAACCTATCGCAGAGCGTGAAGAAATCACGTTTCTGGAGTTTCGCAACCGTTTTAACGATCTCGATTGGTGCCTTGCCAACGCCAACCATCCGATCGCCTATTTGCGTGCGTTTTGCGACAACGAAAAGCGGTTGCTGGAGTTTGTGAAGGGCCAGCGGCCGAGCATCCTGATCGAGCGCAACGGGCGCACCGTGGTGCTGCCGGCGGACTGCAAGCCGGAGATCAAAAACAAAATCCTCGCGATGCTATGAGCCTAGACGACGCATTTTTTGAGGAGCAAGCGCAAGTGGGCAGTCTGACGCTTAGGCCGTTCACCATTGGGAGCATGACCGCGTGCAGGAAGCTCGGCCTCACGCTTTTCACCGGCGAAGCAACGGACACAACGCCGGATGACGTGCAACGGCAGGTGGTGGCGTTTGCCTGGCTCCAGAGCACGCCGGTGGCCAAGGTGCTGGCGTGCCTGCGGGACAACACTGCACAGGCCGCCATTGACGCGTTTGAATGGGCGTTAAAACCGTCTGACCTGCCATTGCTGGAGGCTGAGATTAACCGGATCTCGCAAAGCGTTGGGGCAGCTGCCGTGGACGTGGTGCAGCGTGACGTGACCCCTGACCCGCAGCAGCCGGGAAACTAATTGCGCCAGGGTGGACCGCTTCAATGACGTTTGCCCTGGCGCAGAATACCGCGTGGACCGAGGCGCAGATTTTGTGGGAGGTGCCATTGTCTCGGGCTCTTCAATACTGGCACGCGTACCTGTA